CTACACACGGCACCAGCCAAGCGGACTGATGGACGTGACGAACGTGGCCGTTTGCTGCCGGGACACAGGGCAACCCCCAGTGCTGGACGACGAAAGAAGAGTGAAGATGCCGATTACATCCGGGCAATTGACAATGCCCTGCCTGCCTATGTATTGCAACGGGCGTTAGCCGATGCGCTAGAATGGGCATATGAGAAGCAATCGCCCAAACAGGTGTTGGAAATAGCCAAGTTTGTCTTCAGCTACAAGTTGGGTAAACCTGTGCAACGTAGTGTTAGCGCCAGAATGAAGCTAGAAGATCTGCTCGGTATGGTGACTAATGTAGATGAAGATGTGATCGAAGTCGCGGCGGAACATCTATACCAGGGTGACAGCAATAAATAACCTTAACTTATTTATAGCTATTTATTGCGTATAGCAAGCGATGCATGCAGCGGTGGCGCGGTGTTGATGGGGCTGCGACAATGTTCCGGCAAAGTTCCGGCAAAGTTCCGGCAAAGTTCCGGAAGCCTACCGAGCGGATAGTTACAAGGCATCGGCGTCTGTTCTGTTGTTGCGGTGGCATGGCGGCAAGGTGGCATGGGTCGGGTGTAGCAGTGTAGCAGTAAAAAATAGATGTGGGTAAGACTAACAGAATAGGAACAGAGTAGAATAACAGCACAATACACAGTAACAGAATAGACTAAAACACAGGGGACTACATCAGACAACAAAACATCACATAACAGCGAACCTACCCCCGTAGAAATTTTTGAAAATACCTTCGGGGGTAAGGAAAAGCTAATTATCTTTCGTGTCATGGGCAATTGAATTTCGTTGGCTTTGGAATGGCAATTGAATTTAGGTAAATTCTGAATGGGGACATCATGGGCATAAGATTCGGGGATAACTGCATAGGACGGGCTAGATTTGATTTATCGATGAATCGGGCGACGCCGTTGTCTATCGTTCAATCTGGGGCGTCTGGTGCAGTTGAGAGCGATTCTGTGAGCAATGCTGCCTACACCAACTGTGTGATTAGTGGCGGTGTGGTCTACTTCGCAGATGAGCCGGTGACCATTTTGTACGATGATTTGATGAAGCGCTTTGGCGTGGTGGTGGATAGCGTAATTTCGTCGTCTTCGGGTTCATGTGCTGTGGGGTTGATAGATGGAAGTCAGAAGCGGGCCGGATCCAGAAAAAGAAAAGATACTTCGTCTGTTATGGGCAAAGTCCGGGTATCGTCCATCGGTCGGTGATTTCCCGATTTACGAGCCGGACGGTACGCTGCGCATAGTAAGCCGCGGACAGAGCGAGATTCACGACTGTGGCAATCGTTTGGTTCTGGTGACTGGCGGCGTTCGTGGTGGCAAGTCGCAGTTTGTTGCAATGGAGATGTTGCGCGACATCTTTGTACAGGACGGTCTTATATGGATTGTTGGCCCAGATTACGAACAATGTAAGGCTGAATTTAATTACATGTATGAGCCATTGCACTCGATGGGGTTCATTGCTGATGATTCGGTTCCTGATAAGGGAACGCGCCACTTTACTACTAAGTGGGGCTGCAAGGTGCAGACTAAGTCGGCGGACGATCTCAAGACGTTGGCGAGTTTTGCACCCCATGCGCTGGCCGGTGTGGAGATGGGACAGCAGACATACACCAGCTATGAGAAGCTTCTAGAGCGAGCGTTAGAGCACAATGCGCGGGTGTTGATGAGCGGTACGCTAGAGGGTGCACTTTCTTGGTACGGTGATTTGTGGGAGCGATGGCAAGCGCCCAACCCGGAAGGGGGCCGATCTTTTTCTTTGCCGTCATGGTCGAATCTGGCGAAGTTCCCAGGGGGCCGGGATAATCAGAACATTAGGGATCTAGAGAATGCACTAACGCCAGAGTTGTTTTTGGAGCGCGTGGCGGCTGTTCCGTTCAAGCCCAGCGGGCTGGTGCACAAGCTGTTTGATCCCAGGCTACATGTAAAGAAGCTGGAGTTTGACCCAAACTTGCCTATCGAGTTGGCAATAGATCCGGCTAGGCATACATATGCTGTGCTTGCTGTTCAATGGGCACCCGTGCCAGGAGTGTTCACACAGAATACGCGGGGCGAACGTGTTCCGCTGACAGAAGTCCGGGTAGTCGATCAGGTGTATGAGCATGATACAGACGCGTATGAGATTATCGAGATTGCCCAGGATCGCAGGTGGTTTTCGTATGTACGTGGCGGTGTGATCGATATAGCTGGAACGCAGCGCAACGCCAACAAATCACAGGTGCAGATCTGGGGCGAAGAGACGGGGATCCGGTTACGTAGTCGTCCGGTGAGCATCCCTGACGGTATTGACGTAGTCAACCTACGGTTACGTGTCAACAAAGAAGCGAATCAACCGCTACTCTTTTTTAGTCACTACATGAGATCCGACAAAGATCACGCTGGGCGTGCTAACGGTGTTCTAGCCGAATTTGGTTTATACCGTTGGCCGGACTGGCGCGAGGGACAGTCTAGCAGCAATAGACCCATAGATGCTAACAATGATGGCTGCAAGGCGTTGGGTTACTGGTTGTACGATAGATTTGGGCCGGTGACAGAACGCAGTGTTAGACGTAAATCTACCGTACGTAGCTACTATGGGGTTGGATAAATGGACAAAGAAATTGTCGAATTGCGGATAGTTGTTGAGAGATTGTCCGCTAAGGTTAGTTTGCTGGAAGAGATCCTGTTGACATTTCGCCAAGCGAACCTTATAATGGTGGGCAAGGTCGAAGACAGTTTTGGTATGGAGAGAAGCAAGAAGCCAAAGCGACCGGGTTGTAAGACAATCGCATAAGTCCTACTGATATTTTTGGCGGGAACGATTCACCTACTGTAATGGCGGGTGATCGGTTCCCGTTTTGTTTTGAGGGTTGCCCATGAAATTAGAGATAGATGATATTTTAGAGCGGGTTCGTAACAAAGAAGTGGAGCGCGCCGACTACGTAAACATGGCTGCGCGCTGGGAAAAGATGTGGCTTCTTGATGCCGGTTTTAATCAATCATTGGAGGATTCGATTTCCAAGGAGGGGCGTGAGCAGGTCATTACAGCGGATCCGTTTAATGTGGTCAATCTGGCGCAGCGCTTGATCGCTAGCCAGCCGCGAATAGACATTCCGCCGATGGAAAACACGGACGAGGCAAACAAAGCTGCCCAGCGAAAAGAGCAGTTCTTTACGGCCATGTGGCAACGGATCGCCCAGCTACAGGGGCGCAATATTCTGCAGGATGCCGCTTGGATGGCGCTGGTGCGCGGGCGCGCTGCTTTTGAAGTCAAGTGGGTGAGAGATGTATTACCCCCTGCTATGAGCAAGCGACGATTTCCGATACTGATCCGCACACTGGATCCGATTAACATCGGCGTGCACCGTGGGCCACTGTATACAGAATATGCTTTTCACAAGTACAAAGATAGCGTGGTCAACGTGCGCCAGCGATACCCAAAGCTGTCCATTTGGAAAGCCGATGACAAGATCGTACAAGGTGAGACAAAAGAAGTTGTTGTTGTAGACTTCTGGTGGACTGACCAGAATAGCGGTGACATCTGGAACGCAGTCATTGTCGAGGATGAATTTGCAAAGAAGCCAAAAAAGACGGCTTACCCTTTCATCCCGATTATTGAGATCTACGGGGATAGCGCGCCAACTAAGAGCGAAGCTTATCGCGGTTTGTCGATTCTCTATTCTATGGATGGCCCCTGGCAATACAAATGTAGACTCCTGTCTAACATGGGGACGGGTGCACTGTGGGCGACGTGGCCATTTTTCCTAGTCAGTCACCCTATGGGTATGGAGATCGGCGACATTAAGGTAAGACCGGGTGCAACTGAAGTTGTGCCAGAGGGGACGCGCGTCGATCAGGTTATGCCGCAGGTAAACCTTGGCGTAATCAACAATATGTTGGATAAGGTTGACGAGGGTCTACAGCAATCTGCTTTCCCACGTGTTCTGTATGGCGAGGCCGGATCCATGCAGGCCGGTTACGGTGTTAGCCTGTTGTCAGATGCTGCGAAGGGGCGCGTAAAGTCTCCTCTTGAATATTTGGAGATGGGCGTAATGGCCGTTAACGAATCGGTTATGGCGTTAGTCGAGGCGTTTGACGATGATGACGACGGCGTTGAGCTGTGGGGCAAAGACGAGGGGAGCGGGAAGCTTTACAAGTTGTGTCTGTATAAGGATGACATCGGCGGCTACTATGAGAACCTGTGCACGTTAAGACCGAATTTGCCACAGGATGATATGGGCCGGATGGCGTTCGGCTTGCAGATGGCTCAGTCTGGTCTACTGTCTCGACAAACTTTCTGGGACAAATGGGTGAACGTGGCGATGCCTACCGACGAACAAGATCGGATCTGGGCGGAGCGAGCGTTAGAATCTCAAGAGCTACAACAGAACATGATGCTAGTGAAGCTGATCGAATTGTATCCAAAGACGTGGGATAAAATCATCGTAGGATCGCCTTTGGAACAAGTGGCAGAGCGGATCATGGGTGTGCGCAAGCCGCAACAGCCAGCGCTACCAGGCATGGGCGAGCCGATGCCGATGCCGATGCCATCTATGGGCGGGCCGATGCCTATGCAACCACCTGCTGTTACACCGCCGATGGGCGGCGGGATTCCGCCTATTATGCAGGGACAGATCGAGCCTGAACAGCTAGGGCTACCACCGGACGCCGATCCCGCGTTGTTTGCACAGATTATGGGGCGGCCATTGCCGCAAAACGAGCAGTTAAATTTATTGGCGGGTCTTCCGCAGGAGGGGATTAATAGATAATGGCAATAACATATAACGGTTACCCAACGGTTACCCAGCCGTCATTGTATAACGGTACGGTTAACTATGGGCCAGCTAGCACAAGCCAACCAAGCTACAACACTAGAATGATTAACTATCAGTCTAGTTACCCTATTGACACTAGCCGCAACACGCGCCAGACGTACACCCCTGCACCCCTGCCGGGCAGCACGCTGGGCACCAAAGACGGATCGCAACCGAACTATTGGAGCGCCACGATCCCGCAGTACCAGCCACAAACTACAAGCCAGGCATACACGCCTAGCAGCGGGTGGTCTAGTGCGCCAGGTATGAGCCTGACTGATTTTGAGCGCGACGATTTTAGAGAACAAGGGCTGCAATACATGCAGGCAAACTTGCCCTATAATCAATTCCTGCAGAACCAACAGCAATACAATGCGGATTTTGGCGAGGGGCAGCGGCGATGGGATCAGCAGTTTCAGTACCAACAGGGGCTAGATCAATATAATATGGGGTTGACGCAACGTCAACAACAAATGGCCGAGTGGCAAGCGAATCAAGCCGCGAATCAATGGTCGGCTGATTTCAACCGACAAACAGCGAATGATGCATGGAATCAACAGTTTACCCAACAACAGCTAGGACTGCAGCGCCAGGCCCAAGACGTTGATGAGATGTATAAGCGCGGACAGATCGACCTTGGGCAACGCAACGCGGCGCTGTCCGAACTGCAGAACCAACAACAGTATGGTATGGCCCAACAGCAGTTTGCGCAACAGAAGCTAGAACAGCAGAGACGTTACGGTCTCGACGTGCAGACTCAGGCGCAATTGGATGCGTATCGTAATGCGCAGATGGCCCAAGAAGCGCAGCTTGCCCGCGAACAACTGGCGGCGCAACAGCAGGCGTCTATATTGAGTCAGTTTGGCCGAAACCAAGCGCCGAACGCGCGATGGGTTAGAGCAATCTAGGATAACAACAAATGGCTAATTGGTGGGACAGTGTCAGGGACTGGTGGATAGGCGACGAAGATGAGCCGAAACCAGACAGTAACGCAGTTGCGGATCTGGCCAAAGTTCAACAAGAGCATTTATTGAACGAGTGGAGACAGGCGATCTCCCCGTCTATATCTCCTGTACAACAGCGTAGTGATCCGTTTGAATCGGCGTTGGCGCAATGGCAGGGGA